GAAGAAATAATATTGACACATCTCATATTAAATCACTTGACCCATCTAACACTTCTGGTCCATATAAAAGATTTGTAGCTGCAGACGGAAGTACTAACTCAATACGAATGTTTAGCACTCGGCCTGTTTATTCATGGTATCAAGTACGTTCAGAGCCAAACAAGACTGACGGTCAACTATATCATGAATATGTAGGTGGTGAAGTTGCTGCAAGCTCTGGTGGCACAACTTCAAACAACACTACTATTGATGGCATTCAAGTTCCAGCATGCTTGGGCGATGGTGATTCTAGAATCTCAATGATCTCTTTTGAATGGAGAACTTCGTATATGAATAGACCGATGGAAGGTGTAGGTCATATTGATTTTGATGATCCTGATTCATCTACACAGGCAAACAGAACACAAAGATCATATTACTTTGTACAATTAATTGGTAGAAGTACACAAGATGATAAACCAATTTATCTTTATAATAACTCTGCTAATGAATACACTCAATATATTACAAAGCATAACGTGTCTGCAGATTCTACTACAGATTTACATACCTTCAACACTGTACCATCTACATCAAATACATTGTATGGTGGTGCAAGAGGTTATACAACAATTGGTAAAACACTTAACTATTCAAGTACATGGTTCCCGAAATATAATGATAGCGATACAAAAGTATTCTACACACCTTACTTTGACGCTAACTATGATTACCATCCGTTTGTTTTTGAATGGGATACAACAGCAGATACGTTTACAAGAGGTCAAGCAGACAATATTGCTGATGCAAGCTCAGCTAGGTTTAGTGGTCAAATTAGTATTTCACAATCAAATGCTGGTCACTCATCAGTAATTTGGAACGAAACATTTAAGAATAGTGGTAATAGATACTTATCAGTAATACCAATGTCTAGTTCTTATCAATCAGCTGACTCTACAAACGATGCACGGACGATTATTAGTTACGCAGTGAGTTCAACTGATGCTACTGCTCTTACATTCCATAGTGAAGTTGAAGTACCTAAGACAATTAGAAATGCTGTATTCTTAAACGATGCTAGAACCATTTTAGGTGTTATTTGTTATGATGTCTTCTATACTTATGCTTGGAATAATACTACTGGCTGGGTCAGAACTGGTACAATACCAGGTAGATTCCATGCTGTTGGTAGAGATAGTACAGATAGAATTTGGGGTATAGAAGGAAATAATGGTAATTGGATGGATGTTCATGTCTTTACTCCTAATACACCAATTAGTATTACTGTAACACCTGCATCATCTACATACAACTATACTGGAACTACTATTAGTAGTACTGTAGATATTAGTGCATTTGACATTAATGGTGATAGAATAGCAACAGATATAAATCTTACAATTGATGGTTCTACTATGACCTTCGGAGATGATACAACAAGTACAACTGTTACTACTTCATCTAGTGGGGAAACATCTCAAGCTATTAAAATTACAGGCGCAGGTTTAAGTGATATTGTTGCAAATGTAAGTCTTTAAGAGGAGCTAATCATGAGATTTGCTATTAGGTCTAATGGTTTTGACTCTGATCAGCATCCTGTTAGAAACTATCTAATTAGAAACGGCGGGAGAACCAGCATTAGAGCATCTGGTTATCCTAGCTGGCCATCTCATATTAACACCGAACTCAATTTAGCAAAACATACTATAAACGGTACAGGTAATAATGACCCTGTAGCTAGTTTTATTGATTCTAGAGACCCAATTCATAGAGTTAAATTTAGAGGACATGTATCCGGGGAAACACTTGAAGACTTCTATGTTGATTCTGATTCTTTATCTGGGGTAAGAGCTATTCAAAACATTGGAGGTAAAGACGGATTAGATGTTGATGGTACAAACGGTGTTATAACTTTTACTACACCTGACAGTGAAACATTAGGTCAATTCTATACAATGTTTTTTGTTTGGTATCCAAGAGAGACTAATTCGGGTTGGAGAACTTTCTATAGAGGTAATAACGACCACCAGCCAATGATTAGGGATAACACAAGAGATTTAGGATTTTATTCTAATAGAGTTGGTAATGCATTTTATGATACAGGTTATGATATTGAATTAAAATGGCAGACACTAATTGTAGTAGGAAAAGGAACAACCGCATTAGATGGAAACGGTGAATCTTTATATTATGTAGACGGTCAATATGTTGGATCAGTTCCAAGGACTAAGTCTGGATCTACATGGAGTTCGTTTGGTTATTCTGGCCAGTATCCAGGCTACTTTAGAGACATGGGCATCTTTGGATCTCAAATAGATTCAGATGAAGTGTCATCTTTACATACTTTATTATATGAATCATCTTTAAAAAGAGGCCAGTTTACATCAGAAAATTACACTAGTGAATTATTACATTCTGCAGATGATAGTGATTCAGCTTTATCGTTTGATTCCGACTTTACATTAAATTTTAATCCTATATTATATAATACAAGACAAAGAGAATCGTTTAGAGATTCTGTTACTAACAGAGTAAGAATTGCTGCTGGCGGTACAATAAGAGATCAATATACACCTACGCATGTATTTCCTATAAGATCAAATAACAATAATGTTCCTTATGATGCCGATGCTGTAAAAAATGAAGATAATTTTAGTAGAGATATTACTGTAAGAAGACAAATTCCAACAAACGTCTCAGGTGGAGGCGGCGGTGGTGGAGGAGGAGGTTCCTCAACTCCAGATCAGATTTGGTATTAAATAAATATATAAAGTTGAGTTGTTAACACATGGCATATAGTTTTGATTCTGAATTTTACCCTATGATGGTACGCGTCGAATCCGGCGTTGGTATTATTGTTGACTTTAATGAAAACAGTGATTTTGAAGGTGTGTTCAGAGTCAATATTGACTCAGATTATATTGTTGCTCTAATAGAAGAAAAATTAGCTGCTGTATCAGGATTAGATTCTGATAGGGTAGAAAATATGGTTAGAGAGCATTCATTGTTTACTGACTCTGATCTTAAAGTTGTGTCTGATCTTAGAAATGAAGTCAATAATTTAAGAGCTGATGCAGATTCAGATAGCTTAAAGATACAAGCACTTCAAGAAAAAGTAGACAACTTAGAGCTTTCACTTGATTCAGAGCAGACTATTACGTTTGATATTATTAATAGACTTGATAGTGATATGTTAGCTATTAGTGCTCTTAGAAGAGATGTAGATTCAGATGCAGCTAGAATAACTTCAATATTAGGACAATTAGATTCTGATGGTAGATTATTAGAAAGAGTAGTTCAGGTAGAAGAAGATTTAGCTACATTGACAGCAAGACATGATTCAGATGATTCTGATTTAAGAGCAAAGATTTTAGCTATTGGTGTTACTAAAGAACAAATAGATGATATTTACGCAAGATTAGATTCTGACGAACTTAAAGTTCAAGATTTAGAAACAAGACTTGCTGTACTAGAATTTAATGTTGATTCAGATAGACTATGGACTAGAAACGAAGTGTATGTTGCTAAACTTAGACTTACTGCTCTAGAAGATTCTGATTACTACGATTCAGATAGAGTGGTTAGAACTATAGATCTAAATAGAATAGATCTTGCTGATAGTGATATATTAGCTAACGCTATCAAAGATGAAACAGGGTCACATTTAACCAGAATAGCTAAGCTGGAAGCATTGTTAGGTATAGGTGTAACATCCTCATCTATTGCTTTAACAGATTCAGATCTTAACACAGTTGAATACACTCAAGTAGGACCTGAACTGTCTGCAGATACTAAGATTAGTTGGTATGTTTATAGTTTAGGTGGTGGCGAAATTATTAGAAGATCATTTACAGTAAGTGGAGGATCTGATTATACTTCTATTTTAAGAACTATAGCTTATACAGTTAACAATGATTCAGTAGCTATGGAGTATTTTGATTCGTTTAGAATCGATTATGATTCCGCTTTAAGCAGTGATGATAAAATACATTTTAGGTTTAAATCAGGGTTTGAAGACATGACATTTGATGCAGTCGTAGAATCATCATATGACAATGGCCGTATCATTGTCACTCAATAAATGAGAAATATAAATATAGAAAGAGTTATTACAGGAGTTTCACAATGGCATTTTTAGTTAGCCCAGGTGTGCAAATTTTAGAAAAAGATCTTACTAACATTATTCCAGCGGTGGCAACATCAATTGGAGGTTTTGCTGGTAAATTTGAATGGGGACCTGCGTTAGATGTAACAACGGTAACTTCAGAAAAAGATCTAATTGCTAAGTTTGGATACCCTAAAGTTTCAACAAATGACGCATCTAGTACTAGAGATGATTGGTACGCTGCAGCTAATTTCTTAGGTTATGCAAATAACCTTCAAGTAGTTAGAGCTATTTCTGATGGTGCAAGAAATGCAGCATCAGAGCCGGTTGTTGGTTCAGCAAGTACAATCTCAGCAGTGTTTACAGGTTCGCCATCTTCAACGGTATTTACATCTAGTAACGCGGTTGCTTATGATGGTTCTACTACAGTAGCATTTACAGCAGATGCATTAACGTTAGGTTCAATTGCTGACGCTTTTAGAGAGGCTTTAGTTACAGCTGGTGCTAGTTCAGTAACAATTGACTCAGATGCAATTGCAGGCATTACCGATCCGACTGTTAAGTATAGCGCAACAGGTATTACGTTACCATCTGCTCAAACTATTAACGGTGTTACTATTACGTTTTTTGTCAATACAGATGCCGAAGCAGGGGCAACTACATTAACTTCTGCACAACTAAACAACTTAGATGATTTCTTAGTTGAAAAATCAACATTAGTAAATGGTTCTGTTTATGCTAGATATCCAGGTGCACTGGGTAACAGTATTGGAATTATTTTAATGGACGCTTCAATGACAGATTCGGATTTTAAGAATACTGTATTGTTTGGTTCAACTAAAGGGTCAGATTTATTTGACACTGTACCTGGAACTAGTACTTGGGGAAGTAATTACACAACAACTCCTGAAGACGAAATGCATATTATTGTGTATACAACCGACACTCTTATTACAGGTACAGCAAATGAAGTTTTAGAAACTTATCCATATGTTTCAAAAGCTAAAAATGCTAAATCAGGTGATAGCGGGCCTAATTATTATGTAGATATTATCAATGATCAGTCTCAATGGATCTATTTACTTAATGAGGAAACAGCAGCTCAAAGCGGAACAATTACTGGAAATACAACAATTGGTTCTTCTCTTACATCTTTGACTGGTAATAGTAGATTTAATTATCTATCAACAAATATGTCATTAACAGGAGTAAGAAAGTATTCCTTAGATGGTGGAACAGACGGCGCAAGTGTTTCAGATGGTAACTATACAACAGCTTATGATCTATTATCTGATGATGATGCAGTAGATGTCAATTTGCTTATTACTGGAGAAAGATCAGCTACAGTTTCGAAATATGTTATTACCATTGCCGAAACAAGAAAAGATGCAATTGCATTTTGCTCACCAAGTTATTCTGCTTCAGTGAATAATCCTACAGCGCAAAAAGTAATAGACTATTATAGTTCATTTAACTCATCTTCATACGCGGTGTTTGACTCTGGTTATAAGAGACAATATGATAGATATAATGATGAGTATTTTTGGATTCCTCTTAACTCAGACACAGCAGGTTTAACAGCTAGAGCAGAATTTACAAATGATGCCTGGTTCTCTCCTGCAGGTCTTAATAGAGGCTTTATTAATAATGTGGTTAAATTATCCTTTAACCCTAATCAAACAGAAAGAGATCAGCTATATCCAAATAGAATTAACCCTGTAGTTACCTTTAGAGGTCAAGGAACACTTCTATATGGAGATAAGACTGCTTTATCTAGACCATCTGCATTTGATAGAATTAATGTTCGTAGGTTGTTTATTGTACTTGAAAAAGCAATTGCAACTGCAGCTAAGTTCCAGTTGTTTGAATTCAACGATGACTTAACTAGAAGAACTTTTGTTAATGCAGTAGAGCCATTTCTTGCTGAAATTCAAGCAAGAAGAGGTTTAACAGACTTTAAAGTTGTTTGTGATACTTCAAACAATACAGGTCAAGTCATCGATGGTAATAGATTTGTAGCTGATATTTATATTAAACCAGCTCGCTCAATCAACTTCATTACATTGAACTTTGTTGCAGTAAGAACTGGAGTATCATTTAGTGAGGTAGCAGGAGCATAACATGACAGTTCGTATTGATGATTTTAAAACAGCTTTAGCTGGTGGGGGTGCAAGAGCTAACCTATTTAGAGTAAACTGTAACTGGCCAAATGCTGATATTCAAGGTTTAGCGAATTCAGCTTTTGGTGCAGGTGAAACAGAAGCTCTTAGCTCTTTCATGATTAAAACCGCCGCAATGCCGGCTAGGACAATTGGCGAAGTTATTGTACCGTTTAGAGGTAGACAATTAAAAGTATCAGGAGATACTATTTTTGATGCTTGGACAGTACAGGTTATTAATGATAACAACTTTGCTGTAAGAAATGCTTTCGAAAGATGGCAAGATGCGATTAATGGTGCTGCTACAAACGTATCAGGAAGAGGTGTAAATGCTTCTTCATTTGACTCATACACGGCTAATATGGAAATAGAACAGCTTAGTCGTACAGGTGCAGTCATTAAAAGATATGTTATTGTAGGAGCTTGGCCAACTGTTGTAGATACAATTGACGTCTCTTACGACAGTACAGATACAATTGAAGAGTTTGCTGTTACATTTGCATACCAGTGGTGGGAGGCTAATACAACTAGCACACCTACTACAGGTAGAACTACTGCGGATATTAGTACCGTACCTGTAACACAATAACTCTTCATTACATAATGAGGGGTCCTTATGGCTATTCAAAAAGAAGAACTATTCGGGTTTGAATTAGTTCAAAATAAAAATGATAAACCAGTTCCGTCACCTATTCCTCAACCGATGGATGATGGAACTGATCTTCCTGTAGGTGGTCGTATTGGTTATACATATGAGCAATACAGCAAAGCCAGGAATGAACATGCGTTAATAGCTCAATATAGAGACATTTCTTTTTATCCGGAAGCAGATGCTGCAATTGATGATATTGTAAATGAATCTTTTATTACAGAACATGAAAGACCATCGGTTTCTATTCGTTTAGATTTACTTAATATTGATGATAGAATTAAAGAGACTATTAGAGAAGAATTTAAAACAACCCTACACTTGTTAAAGTTTCAAAGACGTTCTTATGATATATTTCGCCAATGGTATGTAGATGGTAGAATTCACTATCAAGTTATTATAGATCCTAATAGTCCTAAAGACGGTATTAGAGAATTAAGACCTATTGACGCATTAAAAATTAAAAGACATGTTAAGCCTTTTTATGAAAAAGATTCTAGAACCGGTGTACCTATTCTTACTAAAGTAGAAGAGTATTTCGAATATTCTCCTGATGGAGGTAATAGTAATAGTACAGTTAAGCTTTCAAAAGATTCAATAGTATTTTGCCCATCAGGGTTAGTAGATAGAAATAAAGGAATGATTGTAGGTTACTTAGATAAAGCAATTAAACCTTTTAACAATTTACGTTCTATGGAAGATGCTCTTATTGTTTATCGTATTGCAAGAGCACCTGAAAGAAGAATCTTTTATGTTGATGTAGGTACATTACCCAAAATTAAAGCAGAAACCTATCTTCGTGATATGATGAATAGGTATAGAAATAAAATAGA